ACAATAACAATAACAACAGCAGCAGATACAGATTTGCGTTGGCCTTCCAGTAGTGAAGCATATAATATTACAATCAATCATGCTAGTTGTATTGCACGTCCTACTGGAAATACACCAGTAATAGCAAATAATTTAACAATAACGGCAGGAACTTTCAATACATTAGATGCAGGAGGTTCGACAAGTCACGCACTTACAGTAACAGGAACTACAACACTTGGCCCAGATAGCGGTAGTGCAGACCAAGCAACATTAACTTGTAATGCTTCAACAGTAAGTTTAGGTTCTACTAAAACAAATGGTGCAGGACTTCATGTAAGGCAGGGAGGAACATTTACAGGAGGTTCAGGAACTCACACAATAGGAAGTATTGTAGTTGATAATAATGCAGCTGCTAAATTTACTAACACTTCTGGAACAGCTACAGTAAATGGGCATTCAAATGATAACACTCGTTCAATACTTATTGCAGCAAATTCAGTTTGTGTAGCAGCAGGAACAATGGACTTGACTTATGGCACTGCATCTAATATACAATGTGGTAACGCAGCAGGAATTAACCATTTAACACTGACTGGAAATGTTACCTACACTCAATCAAATAGTCTTCTTATGACTGGTAATCTTACAATTACAAGTGGCACAACGCTTACAACAAGTGGAAGTAATTATGCACTTACAGTAACAGGAGATGCAAGTGTAACAGGAACACTTACAGGTAATGCTTCAGCAATTAGTCTTGGAAGTCTTACAATAGAAAGCGGAGGAACCTACAGTGCAACAAGCGGAACTACTACAATTAAAGGAAATGCAAGTAGCTCTGCCAATCTTGCGTGGGCCAATTCAGGAACGTTTACGCACAATAGTGGCACAGTTCTTTTCGATGGCACTAATACTTTTGGAGGAAGTTCTTTTGGTCATATAAATCCAGCAACAAATACATTTAATAATCTTACAATAAATGCAGACTCGAAAGTTTTACAACTTAGAGGCAATAGCACTACATTAACAGTAGCAGGAGATTTGACGATGACTGATGGAACGCTAATGAATTATGGCACAAACACCGTAACAACAACAGTAACGGGGCATGTAAGTATAGCAAACGGAGCTACACTTGGTGCAAACACAGGAGGAAATGATATGACAGCACCATTGAACTTTGGAAGTCTTACGATTGACAGTGGAGGAACATTTATTGCAACAACTGGAACTACTACAATTACTGATGAACATACAGACGGGGTGTGTTTACGAAGTAATGGGACTTTTACTCACAACAGTGGTCTTGTTTCTATAGAAACCGCAGATCATACAACTTTAGTTTGGTCATCAGCATCACAAAGATTTAATAATTTAACAGTTAACTTGGGAGCAAGTGCTAGAGTATGCACATTGTCTGGACAGTTTGACAGTCATAGATATGTTGAGGGTGATTTTACAGTAACTAATTGTAAATTTGATACTAACAATGCTGGAACTTTTAGAATAGATGGAGATGTATCTTTAACGTCAAGTGCTACACTTACGTGTGGAACATCTACTTGTTCTTTTGGAAGTATCACAATAGCAAGTGGAACTACCTTATCAGCGTCAAGCGGAACAACTACTATTACTTCTATGACTTCTACAGGTTCAGGAGACCGTTCACTTTCTGTTGTTTCAGGCGGGACATTTACAAATAATGGTGGAACTGTTTTGTTTAATAGTGGTGCAGACCAAAGATTACAAATGGCAGGCACAGGTGATTTATACAATCTTACAGTAAATAAATCTAACAATGAATTTATTACATTTGGTGATTTGACAATATTAAATAATTTAGACGTTACTTTAGCAGCAGACCATACTTGGAGGCCAAATGCAAGTTCAGATACTTTGACAGTTCACGGTAATACTTATCTTACAACAGGCCGAATAAACAATGGTTCTACTCAATATGCAGGAGTTAATAATTGGGGTAACGTAACCATAAATAGCGGAGAGTTTGTATTGTCAAGTGGAACAAACAATTTTACAGGAATACGAAACGTTGGAGGGACAGTAAGTCAGTCATAGATGGGAACAATAACATTAGTAGGCACGGGCGGGATTATAGAAGGAAATCTTGGAACATCAAACGTTAATGTAAATCTTGACGCTGCTTTAGAATTAGACGGAAGTGCAGATTATCTTAAAAATTCAGTATCAGATTTTAGAACGGGTGATACTGCTGGATTTATTACCGCTTGGGTTAAGTCTGACGATTGGAACAGAGGAACCCAGCAACACATATTTTCAGCCACAGATGAAACAACAGGTAATTTTTACATTAGAACTTTTTTTAATTCAGATGGTAAGTTATACATTAAACATATGGATAGTTCTGTTATTTATGATCTTAAAAGCACTAATGCTGTTACAGATGATGGTAATTGGCATCACATTGCAGTAGGAAGTACAGGAACTGCAATCAAAATGTATATTGACGGTATTGAAGAAACTGTAGTTGTAGCAAGTGGAAGTAACAACGGTGATTGGTTTGGAGATGTAACAGACGGTGAGTTAGACCACATTGTTGTTGGAGCATTGCATGATAACGCAGGTGTAAGGTCAATGTTTGATGGGTATATTGCAGACGTAAGATATTACTCAGACACACTTACAGATTCAGAAATATTAAAATTGTCAAGTAAAATAAATGCAAGCACTCCAGACATAGATAATTTACAGCATTGGTGGAAATTGAACAGCACTACAATTGATTCTTCTAATTTAGGAGAAGATTTTGGAGATGCTACAGATTTAGATTTAACACCAAATAGTATTGTTGCATCTAATATTCATACTGACGAATACAGTGTAGATGTATATGATAATAGCACAACGACAGATGGAACGTTTACAGTAACACAAGGAAAGGTAGAGGGTTTGGCTTTAACAAAGCTTGATTTTTCAGGTGACACGCAGTTAGTTAGTTGCACATCTAATACTTTTTATAATTCTAAAACTGCATTTAGTGTTTCTGCTTGGATTAAACCTGATGCAGTAAACATAAGTTTTCAAACTGTAGTCAATGCTCGTGACAGTGGTAATGACGGTATGGCTTTGTCAGTTTTAAATCAAACTGTAAGATTAAGGATTGGAGATGGAGGCTCAGACGATTTAGTAACGGGTAATGTAATTACTTCAGCAGACAGATGGTATCACTTAGTAGCAACGAGAGATGCAAGTAACAACACAGCAATTTATGTAGATGGAGTATTATCAACAACAGGAAGCACTAGTAAAACAATTTCAGTTAGCTCAGGTAATTTTGGTATAGGTGGCAGACCGTCAGCTACAGATGCAGATGAGTTCAACGGTGAGATAAGAGATGTAGGATGTTGGTCTTATGATTTGTCAGCAGAACAAGTAGCTTCTCTTTATTCAAACACATATCCACAAACTCCTAATCACGAATACAAATTAGATGAAGGTTCAGGAACTACCGTAAATGATACTGGAACTGAAACTGCTGCTAATGGAACTATAACAGGAGCTACTTACACAAACGGCACTCTTGACCTTGACGGAACACTTACGATAGCAGCTAACGGAACTTTGTCAGCACCAAGAGGTAATTTAGATTTAGCAGCAAACATTGATAATGCAGGAGCATTTACTCACAATAATGGAACTGTTAGAGGACTTGACAGTGTATATGTAAATAATTCAAGTAGCGTTGCTTTTACGTTTTACAATTGGGAACAAGCAGGAGGTCAATTACGATTTTATAAAGATGAAACTATTGAAAGGCAATTGCAGTTAGATGCAGGAGCTTCACATTGTTATATATTTTCCAGCGCTAGTCAGAACGTAACATTAACAATGGGAACTGCAACAAACCCTGAATCAAGTTATCCTAAACTTATTAACAATATGAATACTGGAGATAAACAGTTTTGGTTTTATGCAGGAGATGGACAAACAGCTACACTTGCAGGTGTATTAGAAACACATCCAATTATAGTTACAAATACTAATAGTAGTAATTTCCAATGGGGTTATCACGCTAATTCTAATGCTCAGCTTAAGAACTGTGATTTTCAATTTGATATAACAACAGAAGGAAATGACGATAGAATAAAACTTACAGGAGATTGTGAGTTTGATGCCGTAACAGTAGGTAGTGGAGATATTTTAGATTTGAATGGACAGAGGGCTGAATTTAGTGGACTTCTTACTTCAGAAGGAGATGTAGATTTTGATGGTTCGCTTGTCGTATTAGCAGACTTAGCAGCAGGTGGGTCGGCTAACATAGATAATGAAACAACTGCTGATTTAATCTTTACAGGAGCAGCTGATGATACGTCTATGGCTATGCGAGGAACTTACAAAACTGTATTCATAAATAATGGCAGTAATGATTATTTAACTACTAACAGCACATCAGATTGGAGTAATTGTGCAACTACTTTGATCTGTGGCAGTAAATTGACTACGGCAAATGTGATGGGATGCACTAATCTAACAATCCCTACAGGCGGAACATTAGATGCACAAGATGATACACTTACCTGTGCAGGAGATTTTACTACCAGTGGTGGTCTTATTGGTAAGAGTGGGCTTGACTTTGACGGCACTGCTAGTAAGGTTGACTGTGGAACTGACAGTTCTTTAAGTCTAACAAACAACTTTACGTTAGAAGCGTGGATTAAACCAGATACAGTTAGTGGAGAAAAAACGATTATAAGTAGAGGAGTTACAGACAATGCAAGCAGTCAATATACATTTAAACTAAATAGTCAACAACTAAGATTAACTAAAGAAGGCGTAGGTAATTTTGACAGTGGCACAAATGTAATTACCACAACAGGCAAATGGTATCATGTAGCTGTAACAGTCAGTAGTTCAGACGGGATTAAATTTTATGTTGACGGTAAATTAGTTGGAGTAGATACTAACACTAGTAATTGTAACAGCTCGTCTGGTAATTTGCTTTTAGGATCAAGATGGAATGCCTCAGAATTTTTTGACGGTGTAATTGACATGGCACGTATTTTTAACGATGTTAGAACCGAATCTGAGATCCGTAGTAATATGTTTTCGCAGTTAGCTAGTTCAGAGGGAGGATTAGTAGCTCAATATGTATTTGATGAAGGCACAGGTGGTAATGGTGATACTACAGCAGATTCAAGTGCAAACAGTAACACAGGAACTTTAGGCCCAGCAGGTAACGCACCTAATTTTGTAGGAGCAGGAACATTTACACACGGCACTTCTACGCTTGTTATGAGTGGCACTGATAAAAATTTAACATTCCATAGCGGAGGATTAACTTTAAGAAATTGGACAGTAAGTGGAACTGTTGATTTTAATTCTTTAGGCTCTCAAGGTTCAATACTTATGGAGGATAATTTAACCGTATCAGGAGACTTAGATTCAGGTTCAACTAGTCCATTTATAAGATTTGGAAATGATTTTGTAAGTAATTCAGGTGTTTTAAGTTTGGGAGGTAATGTAAGTGGCGTTTATATGTTTAGATTTGACCATACATCTGGAACGATAGATATACCAAATACAAACACTCCACGAATTAAATTAAACGGAAGTGGAGGAACTTGTCAAGCAACTTCAACAATTACAGTTACATCAGAGTTAGAAGTAAACAGTGGGACAACCTTCAATGCTAATGGTAATACAATAGCCGCTGTGTTGGTGGATGTAAATAGTTCTGGAACTTTAGATTTAAGAAATTCAAATTTAAATTTTAGCGTAAGTGCATCAGGCGACCAATTAAGATTTGACGATGACAATTCAACACTTTTGACAGGTAATACAACTATTATAGGCCATTCATCAGCAAGTAAAACAAAAGCTTTGTTAAATCCTGACGGCGGTTATGAAGTAGTAGGTGATGTAAAATTCTTAAAAATAGATACAAACAGCGACCTTACAGTAGTTGGAGCAGTTATTGATTGTGACGTAGATACTGAAACTGGTGCTAACATCAGACAATGGCATCACACCTTAGACACTCAGCAGTTATTGGATGCAGATGAGGCAGGGGATGATGATCTTAGATTAGAGAAACCTAACCTGGATAATGCAAACGAATTACAAACGGGATGATAATTATTTAAAGGTGTAATAAATAAACAAATATGGATGAATCGATTAAGCACAAAATAAAACAGCAATACAATCGACTGTCTGCGTTACTTGTTTTTATAGCAAACGCATTCACTTTGATGTATGTTGGTGGCATGGGTTATAACGATGCCTTATGGTTTGGTTCGGTAAGTGGTGCTTTTACGTACACAATCTTGTCTACGATAGCAGATTCTCAAGACTTAGAGGATTTAATTCCTGAACGTCGGAAGAAACAAACTGCATCTTATCAAGTACCTAATCAGCCAATTCCGCAAAACATGATACCGTTTAATCAGTATCAACAAATGCAACAGCAACCTCCGATGGCTCCAACGCCAGCAGGTGGATACATCAATCCACAATCAGGAGAGTTGTTAGATGCGGAGCAAGGCCCACACATTGATAAGATAGCAGGTAAACAGAGTGGATGAGGGTCTAATTTTTGCATGGTTTATTGCGGTAGCAATAGGAGTATCAGCAGCAATAAGCAAAGCAAAAAGGTCTGCATTTACTGATTATAAAATAAGAAGCTTACAGGGAAAGGCAGCAGCACAAGTATTTGGAATATTAGGTGCTTTAATTTTCGGTATAGGTGTTTTGATGTATAGTGGACTTTTAGCAAAAACCGAATACATAGTGGGGGTATCTGCACTTACCTACGCTGCTTTTTCCCAATATAGTCCGATTAACGGAGCCTTATCTTTTTTGACTGTAGCTTATAGAACTGAATTTGCAATAGATGATTGGATTAAAGTGTCTAACGATGCAGGTTCAATTAAAGGCAAAGTTAAAGATTTTAATCTCAAAGGTGTTAGGATCAAAACTTTTGATATGAGTGAGTGCATCATTGGTTGCGATGAGCTTATGCATTCGGTAGTTGAGAATCTAACGCCCTCTGATATATTTAGGTGGGAAACTGCATTGTCAGTATCTAAAATGATGAAAGTTAAGATCATAGAAAATACGGTTAATGCCGTATTAATGGAGCATAGTTTAGATTCTTTGACAGATGAAGAAGGCTTTCCACAAAAAGCATACATAGAATATCACGATGACAAATTAGATTTCAAACCTAATTTTCGCAGGATAACGATTTATACTTATCACCCTAAGTGGATTCCAATGCCTGACGGTGCGGAACCTATTGGATATGAAGTTGCGTATCAACTCTCTAGGGAGTTTAAACGTGATATTTACGAGAAGATTGACTCGCACAAGAATGCATACGCAGATATGGTGACACAATGAGATTCATAAGAAATATGTTGTTTAGCACGGGTCGGTATCCAAGCACTATGGGTGCAGGAGGCCAACAAGATGTAGAATTTTGTAGATACATAGAATGGGTTTGGTTTAAGAGATGTGTGTGGCTAATTGGTTTAGGTTTTGCATTTGGTGGCGTTGGACTTTACGTTGGCTACTTCTATGAAGAAGTTGTATTAGATTACGGCATGGCTATCTGGGGCGTTGCTTGGTTATACAATGGATTCCTTATGTTTGTATTGGCAGTTAGCGTGATCTTATCTACTATCAAAGCATTAGTGGTAAAAGCGTTTGTAAGTCCTGAAGTGCAAGTAGGACAGGCAGCTACCAGGACAGCACAGATGATGAGAAAGGGAGGTCTATGAGTAAGCCCTTATCTAAAGATAGTTGGCTTGCTTTAAAATGTGTTATTTGTGGTAAAAAGGCTTCATGGTGTAATGAAGGCACGGGCCGTAATTACTGCACACAATGTATGGAGGATGTAGCATTTAAATGAAATTAAAGTGGATTCAGGAAATGATAAAGATTACTAAAGAATATCAAAGGAGGAATAACTAATGGCAGGGCCTCCACAAATGCAAACGTTGTCACGTAAAAGACAAACAGGGCAACAAGCTGAGGAACAGACAAGGGAAATAGCTCCAGCACCTAATGTTCTCACAAGGCAACCAGTACAACAACAGATGATGCCGAGTGCAGAGGCAATGTCAGATGAAGAATTAGATTTATACGTAAAACGTCTCAGTATGAGACATAAGCGATTATCACGAAAGTGGTGGGGGTTAAGGCGTAAACATGGCAAAGACGAGTGTCCTTACTGTGGCATGAAAACTGGAGGTGGATTTTGTAAGATCCATCAACGTGACTACGATGAGTATCTCTCGGCTTTGTCCACCCGCCAAAACAGGAAGTTTGGATTATGATTGAAATGAAAGACTTAGATAAAATGCTAAGCATAAAATATGAGATTACTGTCAATAACATTGACAACTACGAAATATATTGGAGAAAAATATGAGTGGATACGCAGGAAGCCCAGCAGGTTATCTTAACCCAGTGGCAGTAGATAAGATACAGCATCCAGATTACGATGCTAAGGCAGCAGAAAACATTACGATGAGGGTATGCCAATACCTTTACCCTGTCATTAAAAATTCTGTAGAGATGTTAGAAGCATTGTGTAAGGAGACAGATGTGCAAGTTCCTACAGATTTAGCAGATAACATGGAGTTTTTGAAAACCGTTTACAATACTCAGATCGATTGGCATCCAAGGACTATGTATGGTGACGAGGCTGCGGAGGAGCTTAATGCACGTCTCACCTTGCATGAGGAGTGGGCTTCAGAGGATAATGCACACCATAGCGTATTAAACTGGCAGAATCCTTATGGTGACAATGGCCAACTTCAGCAAGCTCCTGCCGTGACTCAACAACCTATGATGAATCCATATATGCAACAGCAGATGCCAATGCAAGGTGGAGCTAGTATGTTTAAGCCTTGGACATGGTTTGGTATGGGAACTGGGGCACAAGCTATGCAACCACAAGCATGGCAATTACCACCACCACAGATTGACCAATTAGCAAACGGTGAGCAATATTATACTGCAAATGGCGGAGGGCCTCCACCGTTAGCACAACAGCAAGGATACCTTACGTTACCAGTTGGAGCAATCGGCTGGAACATGGCAGGACAACCTATTGACATGAATGGTATGGTTGTAGCAACTACAGGCGAAAAGTTGATGAATACGGCATTGAGTAGGATACTCTAATGGCATACTGCACAAGGAACGACGTATCTGCCTTTTTGCAGGTAGCAGATTTTAGTGGGTCTACTACACCAGCAGATGGTGATGTTGATGGTTATATTGCAATGTCAGAGGCACGTATAGATGAATTAACAGGACATGCATGGGCTACATCCAGAGCTAAAGAAGTAACAGAAGAGCGTGTAAGAATACAAAGAGTGAGATCAAATGTAATTAATGCTAGAGGTAGAATACAGTTAGAGCATTTTCCGATACTATCTTTTTCACAGCATTCTAGTCCTTCATTATCACAAACAAATGGTAATGTTAAGCTTTGGAATGGCAGTAAATATTTAGATTATTTAGATTCAGACGAAGGCAAAGCATTAGGCAGTTCTGTAACTGATGTAGTAAGCAAAGATATGTGGGCCGACACAGAGAGAGGATTAATATACATTAACAATTACTCAACATTTAATATGGTAAATAGTAGTCCAGCAGGAGTAGACGGATATGTCAGCTACAAGTATGCAACGGCTAATACTCCAGATGACATAAAATTAGCTACTATTTATTTTACAGCTTCAATAATTGCCATGAACGACGATTTGAATTTGATGCAAGAAGGTGATGATTCTATGGACAATGCATCAAGGTCACAAAAGTTTGAGGATATGGGAATGAAGATATTAAAAGACAACAATCACTTAGGTCGTAAGTTAGCTATGGCTACAGGTATTGGTGGCTTTGGAACTGGGAGGGTTGCAGCAGATTACTAATGGCTGTTACCTACGCAACTTTAAATGATCCCGTATCAACGGTGGTTTCTGTATTATCTGACAATTGGGCGCAAGTAGCTTCTAGTGTAGATAGTACAACACCAACAATAGATGAATCATGGGACATGGGTAAAAAGAATTTAAAAAACGGAGATTTAATTCGCTGTTATGAAGTAGCAGCAAACCACGACTTTTTAGGTATAGGAGATGGAGTAGACAAAGGAACTGCAAGAGTTTCTATTGATATATCCACAGCGGTTAGTAGGTCAAGGCTTAGAAAACTATACTCAGGAGTTGTGAGCATTATTAGAGGCGCAAGGGCAGGAAACTCTTCCACAGCTCTAAACGCTAATTATGCAGATGTAAAACTGCTTACCAGGGTAGACCAGTCTGATAAAAACAGACGTTGGTTTCGTTACGTTCTCGATTGTGAAATAACAAGTTACGAGGCGGTGGTATAATGGTAAAACTAACACAGAACATAGAAGCAGCTTTTCAAGCTGAAAGAACAGCAGGGGGCGGTGATTCTTATGGCGACCCAACTCCTAACGCATCATTGATACACTTAGGATTATTAGATACATTTGATCCAAGGTCAGTAGAGATGAATATAACTCCTGTAGCATCCATAGGGCAATCCACAGAAGGATTCCATGCACAAGGGCCGATAGCAGTAAGCGTTCCAATAAAGGTAGCTTGTCAAGGCACTGGCACAGGGTGGCAAGAGTTGATTGGCAGAGCAATTGGAGGTACAACAATAACTAACCCAATACCTCATGCATTAACAAACAATGTAGACAGTATGGCACTTCTTGTTAGAGATAATTCTAACAGTGAATTTACAGCAGTATCTGGTGTAGTACCTAATGAAGTTACTCTCGAAGCAGATTACACAACTGGTGGATTTATTACAGTTGATGCATTATGTACAGGATTCTTTACTGAGGATGGCGATGGTGATGCCGACTTTACAGAAAGTAATGAATTTATTAACGTAAATTATTCATCTTCAGATTTTCCATCTGCGCCAAGTGCAGACCCACTATTGCCAACTGACTTAACAGTTTCAGCAGGTTTGACAGCAACGAAAGGCATATTGAATATTGATGGCCCAGATACAGAAAGTTACGTTGAAATTGGTGAAAGATACATGAGAGTTTTTGAATCTGATGGAACACTAGACTCTTCTGTTGGCACGTCAGGAATAATAGATTTAGCATCTGGTAATGGTGCTACTATTGGAGATGGTGCTTCAGCAGGAGCTACTGGCGGACTTACTAAAATATTAGCTACAGATGCTAATTGGTCTGGTGGGCCAATCAGTTCTAGTAATAGTTTAGCAAGTACAAATTTATTAAAAGGAATTTACAACACAAATTCTGCACGTAATATTTTAATGGCAGATAATATGTCTACGTCTTTTGATAATCTTAAAACAGTTAAGTTAATGATTAAAAATAACAACGTTCCTATTTCTGGATCGACTACTAGGAACTCTGTAACTAAATTCTTAGCAAACAACAAAATTAGTAGAGGATTAGCAGATATAACATTAGAAATATCTATGACTGCTGAGGATGAAACATTCTATGATTTATATGTAGCTGGCACTACAATCCCATTAATACGGTTAGATTTCGGTGCATCTTACGGTTCAATCGCTTTAACTAACGGAACAATCACTGCTTTCTCCAGGCCGATGTCTGGAGCTGGTGAGATAGTTGATACAATGACTATTAAGTTTCGTGGAGCTGGTGATTACAAAAACAATAGTGCATTCGCAATATCGGCAGATTGGACACTAAACACAACTTAGGTAGGTAAATGGTAAAGGTCAAAGGTCAAATCGACACGCCCCTAATTGACATGAGTCATATCCGAGAGGAGTATTGGCAGAGAAAAGAAGTATTCTTACCGTCAGTAGCTAAATTTATGCCTAAGAAGAAGGTGTGGTTTGGTCTTAAAGAAGTAGAACAGAAACCTATGATTGTTTTACGTAGATTATCTGAAGAAGAGTGGAGATCAATAAATGAGAGATTTTATAATACAAAAGAAAAAATGGCTAAAGATTTACCATTGTTACGTAAGTTGTATGAAAAGTCTGCAAAAGGTTTGGCACTAAAAGCAGAGGAAATCAAAGTTCTAAATAATGCACAAAATCAATCAATGCCTATTTACATTGGAATGCTAGAGCTTATGATTGAAGAGCCTAAATTAAATTATGATGATGTTAGATTATTAGTAGATGCTTTAGATGATTACGATAGAGATACATTAATATCTTATGTAAACTCATTAACATCTGAAAAAGCTAGTATTGCACATAGAATTAACCAGGAAAGACTAGAGGAATTAAATCAAATGCAAAATCAGTTAAGTTCGGAGTTGGGGGTATAATGGTTCAAGTAGATGAATTGGGTATAGTATTAGAAGCATATACGAGAGGGCTTGAAGAGGGCTTAGAAAAAGCAACACAAAAAACAAAGGAATTTGAAAAATCAACAGGAGATGCAAGTCTGAAAACGATGGAATCTCTAGCAGTACAAGAAGCAATGGTTAGCAGTTTGAATCAAATATCTGGAGGATTTGCTAAAGCTACGGCAGCAGCAAGTGAATTAGGTTTTATTAATGAAGAGCAAACTAAGTCGCTAAATAAAGCTAGATTTGCTTTTGAATTAGTTGCAGGACCAGTTGAAGTTGCTATAGCTTTACAAAAATTGTATAGTATAACTTCGTTAGCTACAATAAAAGCTAAGATTATGGAATCTGCTGTTGTTACTAAGACTACTGCTGCTTACGCTAAATTAAATGCAGTGATGGCAGCTAATCCAATTATGGCCATAGTGATAGGCGTTATTTTGCTTGTAGTGGCGTTAGTTGCTCTCGAAAGGAAGTTTGGATTAGTTACTAAGAGTGTAGAGATGTTAGGTCAAATATTTGAGATACTGTCAAATAAAGTAGACAAAGTGTTAGATTCGATTAAAGGCGTTACATCGGCAGCAGCCGAGTTAGGTGATGCGCTTGCGTTTGGGCCTATCAGTGGCGTTATGAATACGCTGGGAGGTAGATAATGACAATAGCTCACGACATTACAGGTTTTTTTGCAGGTCTCAACAGTGCGGCTCCTGACACCAATAATTTTGGTGCAGATATGACATTACGTTCTACAAATAGCACAACTAAATGCGTAGTGGCTCAAATTATAATACCTGCTAAAGATACTTTATCAGTTTCAGATAAAGCCTTTTTACATAAGATTAGATTAAGATTAGATTTTACTGAAGCTACCGTTCAAACTTTATTTGTATTTCCGTTAAGTGCTAGTTTTACTAGCAGCATAGATCTTAATCATTGCACTTATAGCACACCTAACAGAGAGGGCGATTCTTCTAATATTAAATGGAATCCAGCTAACCCTGCACACATTGACCCTGCACACACTGTGCCAATATGTGTTGATGGTATGCGTTTTAAAGACATACATTCAACAACTCAAGGAGTTCAGAACATTGATATAACTAGAGACGATATAAAACGAATGGGTTATGATTTTGGTCAAACGATTTACGTTTTACTTTACCCCGACACTGGCACTTCTGATGAAGGTATAGATGTAAGCGACAGCTCTTTTCAGATTATTACGCAAGAAGCTGACCCTGATGCTGCAACTTTAAGTTCAACAGTTACTGCTGATGGTTTATCTGCAAATCTTAATGTAACTTTAACTAATGATAATTCAATAAACAAATACTATCTTGAAAGTGCAGGCTCGGCAGGAATAAGTGCAACAGCTAGTGAGGATTTTGGTCAATCAACTCCAAATTTAGGAGCTACTGAAATAGTGCCAATGTCATCTGTTGCTACTTTAACTCAGGGTGCAAACAAGTTTGTAAGAGTGTTTACAGAAAATGATGAACATGAAGATACAGCAGCCATAGCTGGAAACGAGATTGCATTATTTAGACCTGCAATAAACGCAGCAGTATTGCACACAGACTCTGCCCTTTCTTCAGCGTTAGGATCAGGAAAAGAGAACGCCACCATAGGTCAAAAGTTGTATCTTAAGGTAACTAACTCTGCTGTAGGCACTGCATCTACAGGCAACAAGTTTACTAAAATACGAGTAAACTGGGACTCAGGCACTAGCGATACTGATGAAGATTATGCAGTTTATGAAATGCAAGATTTAAGTCCCGTGCTTGATAATGCTTCTAATGTAGTTGTAAGTCACATTTATCACACGGCAGGAGCTAAAGTTGTAAAAGTACAAGTAGAAGATGAGAATGGATTTAGGTCTGACAAAGGAAATATTACAGGCAATCAACCAGACGTTAAAGTAGGATTTCCTAAAGCGATTATCTCACCATCATCCACAAAGATTACACAAGCTAAATACGGAGATCGAACAACCGCAGTTACGTTATCTGCGCAACAATCCAGAACAAGCGGTTCTGATAAATTAATACAGCATTATGGTTGGGGTTACACGACTAATGTTGACACCACAATCTGCACAGCTAATGCTTTAGATAATGACAATAGCGTATTTGATGATGGTAGTAAAAGAGTTAAGATTGGTGCTTTGTCGGCAGTTGATAAGGATGATACTGTATTCAAGATATTTGGTTTAGCTTCTTTTACTAGTGCAGGTGTAGGCGTTGCAGATACTGATACTGATAATTTTGATCATTACGCATACACTTCAGCTACGGCTTCACCATTAGCTTTTGATATAGATGCAAGACCAAACATTGGTGCTGCTGCTGAAGATGCTGCTTCTAACGATGTATTTTTCAAAGAGATTGAATGTGTAGTTTGTATTACTAAAGCAGCAAATGAAAATAAACAGATATTTGATTGTGCAAGATATATTTTAGTATGTGATGAGAATGACACAGGAGGAGCAGGTAATGTTGCAATTAATACTAATTTATTCTATGATAGTAACGTAGTTGCTAGTTTACCATTAAGTGGTGATACTAATAGTGAGAATCCATTAACAGCTACGGATGAAACTATTACCAGGGCAGTTAGCACTAACATTGATTCTTCAGATATAATTAGAATTAATTCAGAAGATATGTTTGTCCACTTTGAAGGGTCTGGTGGTTCTGCTAATGATATATTGGTTGCTAGAGCATACAACGGGACAACTGCGTTAGAACATGCACAAGGCTCTGAGATTTCTGAATACAGAACTGCCAATCGTTACAAGTGGGGTGGTTACAACAAAGTCAGAGGAACTAATATTGATTTTACAGCAGCAGGCGGTATTGTAATTGCAGGCAGTATAGACACTTTAAATTCTTCAGGAGATCAAAATTGTTGGTTGGATAATGGATTTTTTATAGGTGACATAGTAAAAGTAGCTACAGGAGCTTCTGCAAATGGAACTTATGCAAGTCCAAAATTTTATAAAATAGAATCATTTACAAGGGATGGCAATTTTTATCCTACATTAAACATAGAAACTAACCCTGCAAATTTAACGGATGATGAAAGAACTTATGTTTCAACTAGTCTAACAGCAGATACGGATGAAACTATAGTAGAAGTTTTAAGACACGACTCAACATCTAAGCCAAGTATTTCATCAGCTATTTTCAATACGGCTGGTGCAGATGATACAGTTAAATTTTACTTAGCTACTTTTGATAATACAACTAATAGATTTAATGCTGCTGACAAAAGTTCTCTTACAGATTCATTTTCGTTTAATTATCATTGGTCTGAAACTAATGTAGAGGTTAGAGCAGTTTCACCTAAAACTTTAGATCTTGACACCTTAGCAGATGCAGGCAATATAGCTGTCGAAAAGGTAGCAATAAACCGAAGTGGAGGCATCACTGCACAAATGCCGTTAGGTATTAGGCGTTATCCAGTTGGTGTCGCAAGAACTAAACTTGGTGTTCCTAAAGTTTCAGTTACAGCTAAAGCTTTAGACCAAACAGGCTACAGAGCTTTGTTTAGTTTAGTAGAAGGCAATCGTTACGATTACGTTTTCTTAGATAGTAAAAAGCTTGACTCTCCGACAACTTCATACAGAACTTTACGTATGCGTTTAGAAAATGGCAATATAAATAAAGATACAACAGACCCTAATGTTTATCTTGCTAATCTAAGCTTTATTATTGTCGGTGAGGATGTAAGTTAATGCCTTTAATTACTTCAGACCATTTAGCTGAACAAATAGAAATTGAAGCAACAATAGATGGCAATCAATTTTTAACTATTAGTAAAGTATTATACAAAGCAGCAGTTAATGAACCACGTTCAGTGACAATACAAATATCTGATAAAGAGTCTTTGCTGAAAGCAAGGTTGGGAGCAGTTTTAAAAATTAAAATAGGTAGAGGTGATACTATACATAATTTAGAGTTTGAGGGCATTGTAAAAATAATCAAGCCTGGTAATCAGACTCACACGATTGTGGCTTTAGATCGAATTACTTCTTTAGCAACTTCTGAGTTTTTTGAATACAAGAACTCCGATATTGTCGGACAAGACTTGTATTTTTTAGTAAAAGATGCAGCCGACTACAGAGATATTAATGTTACTGATACATTGGGTGGTTCGGGAATAATTGCTACTTCTGATATGGCTTTAAGTGGATTACAAAAAAGAAAAGACTTTATTGATAAATGTATGAGTTTCATGATTCGTTCTTATGATGATGATTTCCATGATAATACAGATTTTTTAAGATATAGGTATGCGATTAGGTCAGGGAACAAATTTGATATATATTTATCAGATTATAAAAATAAATTAGCTAAAGCAGTATTTACTATTTCTGAAGATGATGCTAATATTACAGGTGAAGGAATAGTTGCACAGATTGATACTACGAGGTTATTTAATTCTGTTACAGCACAAAGTAAATCAGATAATAGTATTTTTGAAACTGTATCAGAGGAGAGCAGTATTGAGCAGTTTGGCCCAAGCTCAACTTTGATTTCAGTAGATTCAGTAAACCGAGGTATCTTAGAAAATTTGGCTTATGAAACGTTGCAATCATTTTCTACACCTACTGTAAGTTATGCAATAACTATGCACAACGCAGAGTGGGTAGGATTGGGCGATTTAGTGCGTTTAGACGTTCCTATGTTAGAAAAGAATATCATCCTACCAGTAGTAGCTTACGAGACCGAAATTGGCGATACGGTAGTTACTAAGCTGACGTTGGGTGAACCTGAGTTAAATCTAAAAGATTTTGTTAGACAATTACAACTTTAGAATAGTTTGGTTTGCGCATCTGGTTTTAATGTTTCGTTTCCCCAAGTATCCCAACCTTTTTTCTGAGTTCTCGCAAATAGCTCCAAGTATGGGCCAGCACTTATAGATTCAATAAGGAAATACTGTTCATCAGGCTTTTGACTGTGTTCTCTTCTCTTAGCTTGTATGACTGTAGTGCAACCACTATCAGGAATCTTTTTGCGAAAGAAATCCCCTTTAACGCCAAATAACATTAATTCGTGTTGGCCTCTAAAGTATTGACCTAAACCAAATCTATCTTTAACCCATACAATATTAGTAACGTATCTAAATCCTAAACCTTCTAGTAAATCAATTCCATCCTTAAGAAAATTGTTTGTAACCCATAAGTAACAATGTGCGCTATCTGCTATTCGGCCCTTTTCATTAATGCCTTTAAGAATAGTAGGCAACATATCTTTCTTCTTGATAAGTGGATAATGCCTGTCAGCTCCTCTTCTTATTTTACCACCACCAGTTTCGTTCCATGGAGGGTCAAGCAATAAGGTTCTGTATTCAAGCATAATCAATATCCTCTCTTGTTCTACAACATAAATCACAAATATATACTAAGTCTTGTTCTATTGCCCACTGAGGTGTTTTACCTCTAACAGATTTACCACAATCATCACAATATATCATTAAAGCTCATCCCCTTCTACATATCTAAAGTAACAATGTTCGCAACAGTCTCCTTTCACATATAGATTGTTATCTACTCTATTTTCAAATTTTATTGTTTCAGCTTCTTCTTGACAAAAATAGCAGATCATTTTTTTACTCCTCTTCTCTTTCTTTGTAGTAGTATTTCTCATGAGTCATTGCTTCTTCTTTAGTATCAAAGAACATCATATATCCATTGCCAGTGTCAATAAAGCACCATTTGTTAATGTCATTTTCAGTATCGTAGAATACTAAGTGGTCAGGATGATGAGTGTCTACACACTCTGTTATTTCTATAGCCATTTATTTTTCCTCTTTTTTATTTATTTCGTATATATCGCCATTTTCGTCATACGTTATTTTATATTCGCCTGAGTCTATTTTGTCAAGAATACGATCAAATATGTCGTTATCTTCTGTTCCATTTCTTTTTATTAAATTTTGTTTCATTTTTGTTTGTTTCCTTTGCCACATCTTTTGTGTGGTAATGTTGAGATAGTTATAGGTTATATAAGCTTTGGGGTATAAGGAGTTAGAGGCAAAACTGTTATATAACCCTAGTCTATCTAAGTTTGCCCTAATAGGGTAGGAAACAAAAAATGAAACAAAACATGAATTGCTTTTATTGTAAAAGTGAATATGGCGAAGATCAGCTTATCGAGTTTGTTGCACATGAACTTGGTTGTGAAGAATGTATTGAAGAGCTTTACGGAGGTTTGTTATGAACTGTATCAAATGCGGGGGAACAATAGTAGCTGAAACTATTGATGCGGGAATTTACGATTGTTGTATCTTAAGTTGCTCGGACTGTAAAACTATTGTAGATAAAACCTGGAATAAGAAATCTAGGGAGGAAAGAAATGCTAACTGATAACTATACAATAAAGATGGGTATTACTGTTGCAGGAGCTAAGCAATACGAATCGATCCGTGTTGATGTTAGCGAGACAGTCTCATTAGACCCTTCTGAACAGTCAGATATACAATTACAACAGGCAAGCTTTAGACAGCTAAGAAAAGACCTTAAGGTCAAAGTATTAGAGGCTGTGGCAGATGCTAAGGAAGCTGCAGCATTATCCAGAGGTAAAGCATGAGTGATCCGAGAGATATTTGGATTGTTGTTCTAAATGAAATGCGAGAACACGTTAAAATGTTTGTAAACAAGAATGTTATGGAATACAAAGATAAAGAGTACGAAGCTTTTGCTGTAGGACTTGGAATGGTTGATGTTCTTTGTAAACGTATGATTGAAGATATTATGGAAAACAAAAATGACTGAGGGTGACCATTGGAGATGTAAAATATGTGGGATGTTGATGACAAATAAAGATTTTGAAGAAAGTCAAGGATATTGTTGGGAGTGTAGAAATGAATGAATTTGTAATAGTATTAGGTATGGGCTTTTCATTTGTCGCAGGGTTTTGGATAGGAGTTGATTGGTATCGCAAAAAAATAATCCAGGAGGCAATAAATGACAGAAGAGAGTAGACCTTACAAATGTAATATATGTGACAACATAGGCTTTAGACAAAATTGTAAAGAACATAAAACAATGCATGGTCATGGTTTAGTTCATTTAAAAAAACAACATAAGGGCATGAATGCTTGGTGGTTATGTAATGCTTGCTCAGAGAGAGAACAATGACAGAAGAACTTGATCCAGATGAAGTAATAAAAAAATGGGAAAAATGGCTTAAAAAAATAAAGGAGGAAATAAAATAATATCTTATATAATATATATAAGAATCTATATATTATATATAAGAAAAAAGTATTTAACGGGTTATTGTATCCGAAGGCTCCGAGGTATTAAAAATGGGTAGAGATAGAAAGAATAAAAACGAAGTTAGAATCGTCAGAGGAATATCAGTTTCTCCTACGTTTTGGAAGAGATTCAAAGCATGGTGCAGAGGTAGGTCGATGTCTGAAATGATTGAGATTGCTATACTTAGAATGATGGATGAAAAGAATGATGTATTATCTTTAACGTTACAGACTGAAGAATTACGTAATAAGATTTCAAGTAAAAGATTTGAATATAAGAAAATACAAGCAGAGTTAGAAAACGAAGAACATAACTTAGCAGTTTTAGAAGAAAGAATATCTGAAATTAAAACTTCTGAAAAAGCAGTTGAACTTCGATTAGAGCAAGACTATGATTTTATGCGAATGGTTGTATCTGATAAACTCGGTACGATTAGGCGAAGCTTTCCTTCCTGGATGCATGAAGAAGGTGATAGGGCAGCATATATGCCATCTATTGAAACAGTAAAAGAGAGATCAACAGTTTTAGACAATTATAATAATGTTAAAACTAAGATGGCTTGGATAGCTCTTAAGTTTCCTGAAAACGATTGGGAAACATGGATGAAACAGGAGTCAGTTATATAACCCTATATCGGATGGACAGGCATGGCATATAAGAACAGACCGTATCAGTATTTGCTTACGTTTCCTAAAGGAACTAAGAACAGTTGGGATGAATTTGTTAAGATTTCAAAAGAGCAAGGTAGACCTGTATCTGAGTTAGCTAGACAAGTAATCAAAGCATACGTTAAAGATAATAAGTCCAAATAATGACTGTTAAACCAATAGATTTATTTGAAGTTAAAAAACTAATTGAAAAAGCTTGGGAGCAAGTTTATCAAAGAATTGATGAAATTAGACACCTTGAAAAAAATCTCGCTAAATTAATTAAAGAGGATTAATGCCACGTTATGATGATAAAATAAAAGATGAAGCAAGAGTGTTTTATCTACAAGGAATGGGATATAAGACCATTGCAGATAAGATAAGGGAACAATATAATAATACTATATCTCATAACACTGTTAAGACTTGGGCTAAACAAGGTGATTGGCATTTTTTATTAGATAAACAAAGAAAGGTAATAAAGCAAGAAACTGCAAGTAACAGCACCCGTTCTAATATAAAGAACATTAAGACCCTACAAGCCATACGTTCTAAATTTATTACTCAGTTAGAAACTAGTTCATCTGAAATACGCCCTTATGAGATGGTTTCAGTAATTAGAGAACTACAGAGGTTAGAAGGTGCTAAAGATTTACAGGATACTTTAGTAGAAGAGGTTGCAGAGAAGTTGCCTGAAGCAATGAAAAAAGCTAAGATCCCGCAGAAGAAAATCAATCTTATAATTAGATATTGGGTAGAGATGGTTCAGGAGATGGAATGATTTGTTACAAATGTAGGATTGATAAAGATAAAACGGTAAAATCATTTGGTAAAGATATTTGTCTGACCTGTTTAGAAAAAAGAAAGACTGGTAAAAAAGGCAATAGCGGAATGATTTATGATAAGAATGTCAAAGGCAACCAAACTAATTTTACTAATGGTTTACAATTAATGAAAGTTAAAAAATCTAACCGCCTTTTCGTTAAGTGGTATATGGAACATTATCCTAAAAGTAAAGGGATTGTTGGCAGACAATTAAACTATTTAATATATTATGATAGTATGCCTGTAGGAATTATAAGTGCAGTTTCACCTCCACTAAACTATAAAAAATTTAGAGAGTATTTCAATGTAGATCGAGATATTGATTTTGTAAACAACGGAGTCTTTAGGGTTGTTCATTCGCCTAAAAAGAATTTTGCAACACAGGTGTTGAAAGTATTTCGTAAAAAAATTAAAGTAGACTACGAAAAAGAATATGGAAATAAATTATTAGGGATTATAACTTTTGTAGAAAAACCCCGTAATGGTGGAATTTACAAAGGAGACAATTGGGATTTTATTGGTGAAACTCAAGGTATTGAAGTAAGGCGAAGGGGCGAAGATTGGTTATCAAAGACTTACACAAAAACTAATAATAAAAAATTAATATTTGCATATAAATATAAAAAAAAAAGAGGAAAAAACAATAAATGAGGCCCGAAGTAATACAAGGAGATGTTAGAGAAGTCCTAAAGACATTAGGTGATGAGAGTGTTCAGTGTGTTGTGACCTCGCCACCCTATTGGGGGCTTAGGGATTATGGGGTTGATGACCAATTAGGATTAGAGGCTACGCCTGAAGAGTTTGTAGAAAACATGGTTGATGTATTTAGAGAGGTCAAAAGAGTTCTTAGAAATGACGGAACGCTTTGGTTAAATCTTGGTGATAGTTATTTCGGAGGTGGCCGAGGAGATGATTCTAAACTTCGAGGTTCACACAAAGGGCAAGGAACTTACGATTCAATGAAATCATCTAAACCTGATTGGAATAAAGTAAAAGGATTGAAACCTAAAGATTTAATTGGCATTCCTTGGAGAGTTGCGTTAGCGTTACAGGCAGATGGCTGGTATCTTCGATCTGATATAATTTGGAATAAGCCTAATCCAATGCCTGAACCTGTAAAAGACAGGCCGACGAAATCCCATGAGTATATTTTTTTACTTACAAAGTCTGCTAAGTATTATTACGATGCTGAGGCGATAAAAGAAAATGGCGAATACCCTGCTGGAACTAAAGCAGCTAAAGGCTCTGCAAAACGATACTCTACAGATTTAGTGAATAGCAGACCTCCTGAATACAAAGTATATGATGGGTTGCGCAACAAACGTAGTGTTTGGAAGATAACCACTAAGCCTTACAAGGAGGCTCATTTTGCTACATTTCCAGAAGAGTTGCCTGAGATTTGCATTAAGGCAGGAACTCAAAAAGGAGATGTAGTACTTGACATCTTTGCAGGTTCGGGAACTACGTTAAGAGTCGCATCCAAGCTGGGAAGAAAGGGAATAGGAATAGAACTAAATCCAGAATACATTAAAATATTGAAGAAGCGTTGTAAGATTGAAAGCATGAGTTTGGAGGCTTTTGTTTAATGTTTAGAATTTGCGATAGTGAAACAGGAGAGGTTATATTTCAAACAGATGACATACAAAAGTTATCAGATTATATGGTTGCTAGAGATGCTAAGTATATTACAGTATCAAAGAACCAGGAGTATATTGACGAGTGTCTAATATCGAAGGATTAGAATTATTTACACAACACTTTTTAGCTAAAGGTTTAGCGGAGCAAGATCTTGATTTTATGGATTTTGCTAGCGATGTTCTTACAGATTTTATGAGGCAAGAGCCTAGTGACTTTGTTCCATTAGGAAAGATGCATGGAGAATGGTATGATACAATTAATGATAATAAACATTACGTAGGAATAATGTGTGCAAGGGGTCATCTTAAGACTACATTTACTTTGACTTACTGTGCGTATATGATGCATAAATATCCTAACTTTAGAGCATTGTATGTATCTGCAACATTAGACCAGGCAATAGATAAGTTAGAACAGTTTGAGGAATTGTGTAAACGTTCATGGCGTTTGTCTAGTTTCATAAAAGGCAAAGAAGATGGGGGATCATGGAAAAAGAGTGAGAAGTTCTTTAACAATGGTAGTAGATTGAGAGCTGCGTCTACATCTAAATCTTTGGAAGGGCCACACGTTCACTTAATTATTTTAGATGATATATTAGAGGAGTTTCCTAGAATGACTGATGACAGAGTTATTCATTATATCAAAAGAGTTGTAATGCCAATGAGGTTGCCTGAAGGCAAGATATTATTGATAGGAACACAAAAGAGAATAGGAGATGCTACGGATTGGGTAAGGCAGAGTCCTGATTGGTCACACGTTTGGCATCCTGCTGTAAAAGAAGATGGAACGCCTAGGTGGCCTGAATATTGGAATGAAGATCGACTAGAAGCTGAAAGACATGCTATGGGTAGTAGAGCCTTTGAGTCAGAATATTTGTTAAATCCGCTTGATCCAGAAACGGCAGTAATTCCTTGGAATACAATAGAGCCTTGTTTAGATAAGTCAATAGGTTTTGACAATCCTTTAGAAAATACAGATATTGTTATAGGTGTTGATTTGGCAGTAGGGTTAGATACTGCAAATGATGAAACTGCATATAGTGTATTGTCGTATGATAGAGATACAAAAATGCGTCACTTGATTTATCAGTGGTGTGGTAAGGTAAAAGCAGAAGGAGCAGGTTGGCTAACTGCTCAGGTAAAGAACTTGGTGGATTTAGCTAACAAATACAATCCAACTATGATAATGGTAGAAACCAATGGGTTCCAGAGATTGGTAGCACACGCTGCTAAAGACTTGGCATCTTTGCCTGTCAAAGGACATAGGACAGGTTCAGAAAAACATCACGCACAGATTGGTATTCCTAGAATTGCGTTAGCATTAGAACAAGGCAAATACATTATACCTTGGAATAAGTCGGTAAACAAGTCAGGGCCTGTGGGATCAAGGAAATTGGTAGAAGGTTTGTCTAGGTTAATGTGGGGAAAGAATGGCAGACTAGATGGACATACATCAGATGCAGTAATATCTTTGTGGATGTGCGAGTTGGCTTTGCAGGAAATAGATAAGCGTGGAATACGGATAACAAGTTGGGATAACTTTTAACGATAAAGGGTTATATAACGGCACATATAACCCTCCATGAGCCAAGGTAATACTTTAACAAAAGATGAATGGAAAGCCTGTCCCGAATGCAACGACCCGTTAGGCAAATGGGACAACATAGCAAAAGACAGAATACACTGTAAACATTGTTATACTAAATTAAAATACGGAGTATCTGACATCAACAACTGCTTTAAGGGGTCAGTCATTACAATAGATTAATGAAGCGTAAACACTTCGCATCAAATGAGCCAAACATGACACTATGTGGTTATCCTTGCACAGAAGCAGAATATCGTGTAATGTCTAAGAAAAACAAATATTTTGTAAACTGTAAGAAATGCTTGGAGAGACTATGAGGTGGAGATTTGATTGTTTTGTTTGCGGAGAACGTTGGGAAGAAGAGCATAGATTGATAGATGAAGATCATTTTATTTTTAGTGAGAAGAAAGAAGGAAGGCCGATGGTAGATTGTTATAGATGTAAGATGGACATGATATATACGCCATTGGTGGGGGAGATGGTAGGAAATCGTGGGTAATGTTGTATAGTAAAGCTTATATAACCCTACTGAATGTCTACAATACCCACAAAGGGTAGGAAACAAAAAATGAAAAACAACCAAAACGGAAAAGACTATGCACAAGCCTATGTTCATAATGGAGATGAAGGAGCAAGGGCTTTTGTTGAAGAAAACGAATTTCACTTCGTTTATAAAAAATACAATGGTGAAATGTCCATGACTGCTCAAACTGATGATGGCGGAACAGTTAGATTTTATTTCACTAAAAAAATGGTCGAACGCATGATGGAAGAAATGGAGAGTTAAAATAATGGCATCAACTATAGCTAAGCTTGTTGCAGAGATACAGGAAATGAAAGACCAGCATGAAGAAGAGAAAGAATGGTTAAGGCAAAGAATCCATCTTCTCAGATCTGACTTTTCTAGGCTACATGATTTATATTATGATAGGGTAAAGAAGATTGAAGATGAAGTATCTGTAATGAGAGAATATTTATTAACCAAAAGAGATTTTAAGAATTGGGCATTGAGAGGTATGTTTGACTAAAAGTGTTTGTAAAAACGGAGAAAGAAATATGCGAAAATTAAAATTAGTAGAATCGACTCAAGCATGGACTACCCAGATTAAGGAGGATATAAAAAATGGCTTATGATGCATTTAAAAATTTAGATAAGACAGAAGATGTAGTTCGTAAACATCTCAAAGACAATATAGTATGCAGGGATAGCACTACTTACCTGGAGTATCTTGTTTTAAGAGAATATTATTTAGCAACAAGCAACAGTGGAAAGCAGTGTGAGAATGAGAAGTTCTTATCTGATTTGTATGATCTACTCCACTATGCTCCAAACACAGAAACAATACAGAGAGCTAGAAGAAAAGTTCAAAATAAATACAAAGAGTTCAGGCCATCTAAAGCAATTCGAGATAAAAGAGAAAGGCTACAGGATGACTACAGTGATTACGGTTTAGCAGACTAAACAAAATATATAAAGGGCACTGGGCATTAGCAATACCGATGACAGGCCTTTACACCAATTTTCATTCTTTTGGCATGGCTAATGTTGCTATACGAAGCATTCAAAGAGGTCTGTCGTCTTAATGGCTCGATTAGAGTTAAAAGGCATTGACAACCGAGTTCGAGAGGATGTTAAAGTATTAGCTAAAACGCACGGAGTCACTGTCGCTAAATTCTTAGAGCCTGCGATTAAAAACTACATATATCAAGCCGATAATAGAGAAAGGCTTATTAGAGCAAAGAGGTCTGACCCAGACTGGTAGTATGGGATTCTTTGACAGATTTAGGAGCAAGCCAAAGCAAAGTCGTGTTCAGGCATATTTAGAAGGCAACATGAATAAGATTGAAAAAGAAGCTCGAACTCCTGTTTATGATATGGCTCCAGCGATGGGAAGCACTGGGCCAATGCGCATCGATCCTCCTTATAATTTACATCATTTAGAAGATTTAGCTACTAATTATTCTCATTTACAAACAGTTGTGACCAGGATAGCATCACAAACTGTAGCTAAAGGATACAGGTTAGAACAAACTGTAGAAAATCCAAGTGCAGATCAACAAAACTTGTTTGAACGTTTGTTAAATGACCCTTCTAATGGCGAAACAGATTTAACAGGAGCAGAATTTTGTAAAGCTCTTATTAGGCAATTAGAAGTATTTGATGACGCTTGGGTGTCTATTGTTTATGATTATGTTAAAGATGAATCAGGTAGAATATTAGGAAAGCAAGTATCTCAATTATGGGTTGAAGATTCTAAGTACATGCGATTTAACACAGACAGGTTTGGTAAATTTCAGACCCAAAATAGATTCTGTCCTACTTGCAGAAAGACAGCTAATGGTTCAGCTTGTTCTGAATGTGGAACTAAATTAGAATTAATTGCTTACACATTTGAAGATGCAGAAGGCGACATTCCTTTTGCAAGGGATGAGATAATACATTTTAACAAATATAGTTCTACAGCTCGCCTTTATGGAGAATCACCAATTATCGGTCTTTCTAAAAAAATAGAAACTGCTTTAGCGATTGAAGCGTATCAAAACAAATTGTTTCGATTAGAAAGACCACCTAAAGGTTTCTTAGATATTCCTAACTTAGATGAAACAGCTCTTAATAGATTGGGAGAGTACATAGCTGAAGAAACCAGGAGAAACCCTAACTTTGTTCCTATTATATCATCAGGCGAAGGACAGTCTGGTGCTAAGTTTGTATCTATTATGCCAAGTCAGAATGAATCTGGTATGATCCCGTATATGGATAAAATTAATCAGGATATTAACGCAGCGTATGGAATTATGCCATTAGCAGTTGGTGATGTATCTGGTGTTGGAGGATTGAATGCAGAGGGTGAGCAGTTATCTATGATGGATAGAACAATTACAGAAACACAACAAATATTAG